ACTCTCTAAAAACCAAGAAGCAAGCTTACAACCGCCTGTCTTTTCTCAATAGCTTTCCAGATCTAAGGGGCTTCTTCATGAACTTAAGTTCTTTGATCCGTCTAACTTCTTCAGTGAAACCTTCCGGCTTGTAAACGTTTTCCAAATCATCTTCATCAATGAGTGATGCAGAATCCTTGAGTGAGCCTTTCTCTATGTAGTGTTTTATACAGGACAATATGAAGAGAAACTTGTTGTTTGAGCCTGCTTTATCATCCTGAAGAATGGAGTTAACAAACTCATGTTGAACCAGCTCAGAAATGTCAACGTTTTCACTTTCCATGTTGTCATTTGCAAATGTGTTCATGTAATCCATGTAATCTGTTGGGTCATCCTGTGGTAAAGACTGGAGCATCATTAGGAAGCCATCAAGGTCTGAAGAGATGTTATCAGTGACAATCTCAGGAACAAATGATGATATCAAATAATCATCAGTCACTTTTGCCCTCCTCATTGATTTAAATTTCCTATCTGATTTGTACGCAACAAGTCTTGATACTGCTGGCAGCACATAAGAATCAGTAGAGAGCTCAATCCAGTCATCGAGGTTGCCATCATTCTCAAGCCATTGATTCAAACAAGAAAGCTCAATGTATGAATTTTGTGCGCTCTTGAGATGGTCATTAACAACTATGTGACCAACCGCAGCCCCTCTTCTTGGGTTGAATCTGAACAATGGCATACGGGACTCAGAAGACACTATTATCAGCTCAAAATGTGTGCCTGTGTTGATGACTGAGTAAGACATGGTTTCATCAGGAAGTAGAGATAAATCAGGAACTATCAAAGGTCTAACACCTTTCCCAATCACACAATTCATTTTCTTAAGGACAATGCTTATGTCAATTGATGAGTTAGACATACTGATCCCTGTCACAACAGAGTCCCTAACTGTTAGCACAGCAGAACCATGGCTTGTGTGGAAGAGACAAACACCATCTCCGACCCACGAATCATTATATCTTCTTTGTGGTATTGGATATAGTATTGACTCCCTCCTCAATGTTGATCTATAATCTGAGATCTTCATTGGATCAGCTGGTATCATTAAGAAAGAAGAGACTTGTGCACAATGATTATTTGAAGATGGCTCACTCAGGTGTCTCAAATACTGCCTCCTAATCTGAGTTAAATCTGTGTTCATGAGATCAACAAGGTCATCCCTAACGTCATCATCCTCAGTGTATTCTATGAGGTCAAGCCAGTTCCTCATTCTGTTCTCAATACCTTTAATCACAACATCGAGCTTGGAATTTGAGAATTCTTCTGAATACTCATATATAGGCTCTATACTACCTCTGGTAACTATAACATGTCTGAATGTGTTCAAGAAGAGGGTCCCTTCAACCACATCCATATATTGCTTGCTATGCCCCCCAGCTATGAGCATATAAGTCTTAGGATCGTTTGAAATGCTCGTCAGGTAAGACAGAAGGCTCATTGGATCTGGGAAACCTGATTGTCTCAGGCAGACTTCTCTGTCTTCATTGTACCATGGACAAACATTCTTCAACCTCCTCCTGAGACCTGCCATCCTTATTGAATCTTTCATCTTACTGAACCAATCATATAGGAGGAGAGTCTTTAGTTCATTACTCGTTAACGCACAAGATGTCAGACTAGCGTAACCCTGATGTCTCATAAAGAACCTTCTACCTGGCACCTTCAACTGTCTCATATTAGAGTTGGTCATCTTTTCAATCCTATCATAATCAGCTGAGTGGGGAAAAATTGACTCTATAGGGACTAAGTTAGACCTCTTCGACAATACTGAGATCAACTGTAGCAAAGTCATTTTTTCATCAGCACACCTGAAGACCTTGTCCCACGATATGAATGCCATGGGGAACACTGCATCTGTTCTACATAGCATGGCAAAAGTCCTCGACATTGAGTCTGTTGTTGCTGATATGGTCAACTTTGATCTTGTCTCATTCAAATTTACACATTTCCTCAGAATAACTGAAAGTTCCTCAAACCCAAGGTCACTTGCATAAGATCTTGATATGCCCAATCTACTCAGGAACTTATCATATTTTTCTGTTTTCCATGCAGAGAAAGTTGAAGATCCAATTTGGTCTTCGTCCATCCCTCTAGATGGATCAATTCTTAAGTTACTCATAATCCTGTGGCAAACTGGGTTTGTTTTACAGGTGTGGTAATCTGCATATTCTGCTGAGACCAGCCCTGCCAATGTTGGTGGAAGTGGCCTTAGAATCCCAAAATGTGAGAGAGGTGTCTCTTTGATCCGTCCATATCTTTCATTGAAATCATGTATAACATAGCACCCCATTGATGATGCGAGTGCCATTTGTTGACAGACAGATATTGATGAGACAAGTGCCCCACTTGCACCATTCGCTCTAAGTGAATTCTGTGCAGACATCATTGATGACACCTTAGATCTCAATGTTCTTTCAAGATGGTCAAAGACAGAGTTGAAGCAGAATTTGATTAAAGGGGATTGAATAGAGTTCCCAGAATAGAAAACTGAATTGAACTCATAAATGGGCAAAGTCGATCTTGTACTTTTCTCAATTGAAGTTGATATGTTAAAACCCTTCTCAAGATTGAACATGACTTTCTCAAAGGCTGAAAAGAATCTTGAAGCCTCCTCAGGTGATGCTGTGAAAACTGACAATATTATGCCGGAATCATCAGATGAAGCTTGTGAACTAAAGGCGTAATCAGTTTTTTCCATCTCGAGTCCCTTTGCGATCAGTTTCAAATGCTCCTCCAGATACCTTAGGAAGCACACATGGTACAGGCTAGATGTGTAATGCAATATACCTTGGAGCATGTTGGAAACATTGTGGATGCAATAATGGTCTCTTTCCTTGAGTAAGAATGGCTTTGACTCACCGCAATATTCTCTGTACAGCTTGCCCACTTCAAAATCATCAAGTTTATGTGAGCGACCCAGCAAAAAACTTTCGAGGAGCCTGTGAGGGATCTGTATAATTTTCCTTGTATGGCAATTGAGTATGAATGAGATCAAGCTTGAGAAATCAGGTAATATGGTAGACAGCATGACGAAAAACTGTTGGTTAATGAACATTTGACACCATTTACTCTTATCGAGGGAGTATCGTGTTGTGAATATCTTCCTGTTTGGTTGCAATTTTCTCGTGTGTTCAAACAAGACTTTATGTTTTCCCTTTGAGTTTGTTAGGAACTCATTGTCAGATGCAGAACATAATGACCTTGATATATCCTCAAGGATCCTCACCAAACAGCGACTGGTGAAATCAAGTATGGAAATTTCCCTAACTGAACCAATTTGATTCTTCTTGAATAATTGAACCAAGACACGGAATTCCTGCTCAGACATCCTATCAACTAAAAATGGGAGGTTGTTGACAAGGACTGGATCATGAAAATCACCCATAGTCTTAAGGAGGATCTCTATACATTTCTTCCTGTTCCCAACTGAATCCAGGCCTTCCTCATCCTCTATTGGTACGTCACAGAAACCTTCATGAGATGCCTTTGTTGTTCCAAGGTCTTCTAATAGGGTTCTAGAAACCGTTTCTGAAGCAAGTAGATGGAGGTTCCCATGTTTGGCTTTGAGTTCATCACGCACCAACTCAGAGGCCGCCTTCACCATTCTGACCGAAAACTCGTGCTCTCTATATTCGAGTGGTGTGACAGAGGATGAATCATCACCTCCTGGGACCCTAACCATTTTCATTGTAAGTTCATGCTTGATGATCTTTGTTACAATCTGCTTACATGCTATCCCAGCAGTCTCCTCATCTTTGTTATGTAGGTACCCACAATACATCATTATTAACAACTGTTGTAAATTCGTTGCCGTGTACCCTGCAGGTGTGTCCAGCTCAAAAGAGACCTCATTGGACTTGCATGCTTCAGCAACCATCCTAAGCGTTTCAAGTCCCTCTTCAGAATCTGGGAAAGCCTCAGAGTAATCCCTCTTCCTAACGACTTCAACATGTAGTCTATGCACTCTTTGTAGTATGCAGGAGAGTAACTTACTCCTACAGATTGTGTCAACCTTACTCAGGAATTTTGTCGATGTTTTCCCCTCACCTGAAATCACTGCCATGTAATAATACCTCAATTGCTGTAGATTCCTTGAGCATGACTCTGATGCCTCAAGATATATCATTAGTAGGAACATGAATGGTTTTTGCACATCGACAAAAGATTGCAGATTTGAATCTTTTGAGATCCCTTTGCCAATCTCATCAATAAGCATGGCAGCCAAGGAGCACATTGTTGGAACTATATTTGTGTAGTGTGCAGCTCTCTCTCTTGTCATTGACATGAATTTTGTGTGATATTTACCGGTAGCATCATTCCTGTACCATTTCTCAAAGCCAAGGAAGGGTTTCACTTCTGCTCTGGAAACCAACATGTAGAACACATGTCCATCCCCACCTGCGTACTTTGTGGTCCTGATTAAAACACTAAGATCATCTGTGATGGGTTTCATAATCAGTTTGAATTTCCTGTCAGACGATGATGCTTTACCAAGATTCTCTTTAAACGACAAATCAACCTCATATATTATCTTTTGTGTTAATTGGAGTGAGTTCATGATATTAGTGCTCAGAAGCATCTTGACGAATTTTGTTTGAGAGAAGCCTGTAGAATCCCTGACTTCGAGCCCATCAAGATATGTGAGATCGTATATTGGCTCCTCTCCACGAATCTTGTATGACATTATTGTATCAAACTCAATCATATTTTGTTTCCAAGATAGAGCAGTTTTCTTGTACTCTCTAAAATCTTTGAGCTCTGCATTCTGTGATATGCTCTTTGCACAAACACCCCTTTTGGCGAGCTCTACACGATCAGAAGAATCAAGGTTGTAAAGAACTCGTATCCTAGAATCTTTATCAGGGTCAAAACGTTTCTTATCGTCTTTCACCGAAGCATACCAATCAAGGTCAACATTCTCTTGATAATAATCAGTGAAGGAGCAGAGTCTATCATACACGATGTGTGGGCTCATTTCAATTGTTGCAAGTTGCTCATTCGGGGAAAACAGCATGGGAAGATGAGCTATAGTATCCTTCATTCTTCCGGGATTTTTTAAGAAAACTTCAAAACTGAACTCAGGTGCTTTGTGAAAACCAGGATGGTCTCTAAACTTCACATCATGTTTTGAGTCAATCTGAGAAATCTTAGATCTATAATCCTTCGTGATGAGGAATGGGTCAACTCTCGTGCCATCAGGGCTTATGTCTGGATAAGGAGCCATCAACGCTGATAGCACTTCCGAGCCATTCTCTCTGATGAATATTCCGGTCATTGACTCGTAACTCCTGATCACAGATAGACCCAAAGAGTATGCTGACAGGATCACATCTTTCTTCATGGAGACCAAGACAGAATGGTTCAGGAAGCTTGTGCAAAGACCCTTCTCTGAAACTATTATCACATCAAGGGTAGAATTTTCATCGTGGGATAATGATGAATACTTGTTGAGTTTTTCATTTGCATAATTCAACATGGATTTCACATTGTGTGACCTAGTTGTACCTATCTCGATGATGTGTGTTTTGCCTGACATGTTCATGACTATATCTGGTGTGAGGCCTTGTATTGATGTCCCCTGCTCTATCTGTGAGACACATGCATGAACAAAATCATGGGGTATCTCAGATATCCTGTGAGGAGGCACATCATAGTAACCAGGAGCTCTTGCCTCTCTGGCTGAGAATATGGAGTCAAGCTCTGTATCACCTGACTCCCATATCAGCCTGAGAGCACCATTTGGCTGAACTTCCAACTCTGGCTTTCTGATTTGCTGTATGAGCATCCAGGGGTAGTCCATCGATGGTATTTTATTAGGGTTTATGACCTTGAATGTTTGTACATTGTCC